CCCTTGAAACCCTGAAATCACAGGCTTTTGTCCCGATGGTCGCCAGTCTTAAAGGCATGGGCGCGTTATCTGATGCAGAAGGTAAAAAACTAACAGCGGCTGTAGGTGAGCTTGACATAGGAATGAGTAAAGACCAGTTTACAAGCTCTATAGAACGAATAATAAAAGACATACAACAATAAGAGTACCAATAATTATACGTGCCATTCCCCATCCTTTAAATCTTTATGTAGCGGGTGTAGCTTCTGCTGTTTCCGCTGGTTGTTCTTTAGGTTCTTCAGCAGGTAATTGTGGGATCGCTTGTTGTTGGATCTTGGTAAAAAGATTCCATGCCCCTGTCTTACTTGGTAATTCACCAAGTCCTGCTAATACACCGTTTACTTCTTCAATTTCTAATTCTAATTTAATTGTTGCCATTTGCAGATTTCTCCGTTTGTTGTAAAAATTTTAAATACTCCAAGAAATTTCCTTGGTACTTCTTAACGCCTATATGGTTGCATGTCATAGAAGGTTCTATAAACACTTTGCCACCTAGGTTTCGCCACTTCTGGCAGAATATATTATCTTCACTTACTAGATCGCCGTTGACGATTTTAACATCAAATACCATGCGACCGATACGACCTTCGTTTTTATATTCAGGACTTATGTCCCAAACTTTTTTCAAAGCAGCACGTGAGATTTTCATAAACCCAGTACCAACTGCTTCCACTTCCATCAAACCATTTTGTTGCATCTTTAAGCCTTGTGGCAACGCTTTAATATCGGGGGCGGAGTAATGGACAAACTAGAATTGTTTACCATTTTGGACGAATTAAGAAAAAAATTAGACAAGGAAAATCTATTTCAATTAGAACTAAAATCCACTAAAAAAAGGTCTCTAAACGCCAATAATTACATGTGGGTTTTATGTGAAAAAATCGCCAAGGAAATCAAAAACACGAAGGAAGACGTATACCGGGAAGCCGTTAAGCAGGTAGGGGTGTATGACGACATAGCCGGAACGCCCCAAGCCGTGGAAAGGCTGATGATTTCCGATATTCGTTTCTGCATGGTGGCAGAAATTGGTTCGTTTAGGTTGTCTTCTTCCTCTAGTTTCGGCTCTTCTTTTTTGTTCGTCACATTGTGAAATTCGTCCGTGTCTGCATCCTTGGTATCGTCTATGAGAAACAGCCCATTTAATGCGTACTTTCTCGCATAACTGCTAGCCGTGCCTGTAATTTGGCTTTCGTCCATACCTTTTTTCTCGGCAGGTTCACGGGCAAATGCTGTGACGATTGTTTCTTTTTCGTCTACAAATTTAGCAATCGCTTTTACGTAAATTCGCCCACCAACTTCGACTATTTCATCCGTCAATGTCAGGATGGAATCGCCCAATAGTGGTTTAACTGATTCTAAAATGCTTTCACAACTTCGGTATTTGTATTTCCCGAAGGAGTTGTATTTATCCTTGGGCGCTTTTAGCGTTTGTTGGATTTCTCTTAATTTCATCTTTTCTCCCTCACTTTATTTGGATATTTTGCTTGGTAATCAATTCAACCCCGGCGATTTTAACGCCGTCTTTTAACACTTTTTTCAGCAGGGTTTTATCAGGTCTCGGCTCGACAGGCACAAGATATTCAATAGGCAGTTCGGCATCTTCGCCTATGTTTACGCTCTCGCTTTTTCTCCACGATACGGACAGTTTAGGCGTCTCAAATTTTTCTCCATTTAGCGCAAAGAGCAGGAAGTTTTTCAGCGATTCAGCCTTGTTTTTCTTTGCGGCTTTTCGGGCATTCAGATTGTCTATTTCGTCACTAATCATTTTGGCATCTGCCTCAAGATTCTTAATCCACAAACCAACGTTTTCAAACTTTTCGCTTTTCTCCATCTGTAATTTTTCAAGCGCGCTTTCGTCCAATATTTCACCTGATTCTAGGTCAATACAATTCATAATTGCTTCGTTAATTTCGTATAATTTCATTTTTTATACCTCCATACTGCCACGTGACGCCCTGTAAGGCTGTCATAGGCGGTTTTATCTGCCGTTAGGATTCCTGCATCCTTTAATTCGGTTAAACGTGGCTTAACGGCGTTTAAGTCGCTATAACCCATAGCATACGCTATTTGTCTTGCCGTCATTTCCTTATCGCCCAAAGTTTGTAAGATGCCCATGCTTCTTTGATTCAACGGTCTTGTAATAAAGCTTTCGAGTCTTGTTTCTTTTGTGACATCCATTTTACACCTCGATTCCTGTGATTTCAAAAAATATGTATTTATCAAAATTGGGTATTTGCATTATAATTTCTTTGTTTTCTTCTGATAATTTGTCCCAAAGTGTTTTCATAATGTTTGTTTTAAATTGTTATTTGTTAATTATTGATATGCAAATATAAAACGAATAATTTTAATAAAAAAATTTTTTACTATATTTTTTTGAAAATTAATGCAAAAAAAAGCCTTACAATTAAGTAAAGCCTTGAAAACATTGGTAAAAATATTTTAAAATAATTTTATAGAGTAGCCTATTCCTATTCTTTTTTCAGTATCAAATGAAGCATTTATAATATTTCCACGTTTATTTTTAATACCAATTCCTGCAGAAAAAAGCGGTTTGTTTAGTTGCAAGTTATTAGCCACGTTTACACCTAAATATAAATTGTTTTTTGGTTTTGGTGCATCTACTTTTAATTCTTGTGGTTTAATTGTATAATCAAAACGCATTTGTTTTATGTTTCCTGCAACTTCTCCACTAACGTAAGCGTTTATATTGTTATCCTCAAATTGTTGCTTAAAAGCGTTTATTTCGATTGCTTTGTTATACGCCTGTATTTTAGCAACGCTATCCATTTTCATAAATTCAAGTTGCATTTGGTTATTTTCTTGAAATAATTTATCTATTTGAGCCACATAAAAGCCAGTACCTGAAGTATCACGTACCTTTTTAGTTATTGGTACGTGTACTATATTGGTTTTAATAATTGTTTCGCCTTTTATTTCTTTTGTAACTACCTTAATTTTCTCGGCAGTTTGTGGTTTAGGTTCGCAACCACGAAAAAATAACACGATAAATAATAATACCTGCCCTAACCAAGTTAAATAATTTATTCTTTTATTAGTTGTTTCCATAATTATTTATTTTCAAATTCTACATTGTAACCTAATTCTTTTAAAACTGCGTGTAATGCTGTTTCTACATCTTCGCCTACATAATTATTATCCCATATTTCAGGGTTTGGGTGTTGTAATTCTTTATCGTTTAAATATAATTTTGTACCAAAACTTGTACAACAACCATCGCTACAAGTATAATCCCAATGTTCAAATGTTATTTTAATATCACTCATCTGCTAACTCTTTTATTGCCTCGTTAATACTTTCTTGTTGGTAACCCATTTGAATTAATAAACCTGTAATAATATCTAATACTTCTACAGCTTCTAAATCATCGTTTGGCGTTTCTACTGTGTATGTATTTCCGTAATGTTTAATTTCTATTTTCATATTTTATTCTTAAAATTTTATGATATATTTTATTAACGCTTTCTTTGTTGCAACCACGATTATAATTAAATTTTATAATTCGTAATACTCTTTGTAAATCTGACATAATTATAGCTTTAAAATTTCTTCTTTTACTTCTTGCCAATATGAATAAAATCTTTTGCCGCCATCCCCAAATGGTGCATTTCCATATAATAAACCTAAATCAATTATTTCTTCAACTGCTATTAATGCACATTGTTTGGCTGTTGGTGTATAAATCACTGAATAGTCAGATAACTTTACTTTATTTAAATTCATATATTTATCTACTAATTCAATCGCTTTTTCTTTTGCTTCCATATTAAAATATTATAGGGTTAATACTTTTTTGGTTCTCGTAATAGTTAAAAATAATAAAACTACTATTTGTATTTTTAAAGTTAGTTTTTACCCAGTCGCTTGGTGGAGAAAAAGCACCAAAGTTTTGATATTCAAAAGCAGATGAAGAAGTAAAATCTAATAATAATTGGTGGCTATCGCCTTTGCTAAATTCAATTTTGTAATTATGCAATTTATATTCATCAATATAATTTTTAATCTTTTCAATTTGTACAGCGTCTAAATGTGGTTTAAAACCAAACTTCATATTTTTATCATCTTTACCGTGAGTTAAAATAAAACATCTGTTTTCTACGATATAATGGTCTATAAATTTTCTTTGATTGACTACCTTAACATTTTCGTATTTAAGTTCTATATACGCTTTAAATGCAGAATTAACAATATAACCAAAACTTCCTGCGTGGTTATCATTACAAATATTAATACATTCTATATTATTGTAGTAAGGAATTAAAGCATCTATTAAACGTATTTTAAAACTTAATCCAACATCAAACGCTTTTTGGTTATCCATATTTTGCGGTAAACTATGCCCACCTCGTGTAGTAACAGCATCATAACCATCCATAAAATCACCTAACTCGTGTATGATTAATGTATCTGATTGCTTGTTAATTAAAGTTTGTGAAACCATTATTTGTAAACGTTTATCTACTTCTGCTTCATTCCAAGCACCATCGTATAAACTATAACCGTTTTGGTTTACTTCCATACCAATATGGACATCAGTATAAACTAATCTGTCAAATATTGATAAATCTAATTTACTTTCTATTTTAGGTAATTTAACAGGAGTAATTAAATCTTTAAAAATGTTTGTAAAATCAATTTCTTTTTCTAATTCTACTTCTGTTTGTGGTTCTATGTATTCTGGGTTCTTAACAAAGATACTGCTTTGCTTTGTTTTTAACCACATATGTTTTACAGAAGTATTTGGCACATCTAATTCATTTGTAGCATTAAAAACGCCCTCGTGGTTATCTAACAATCTATTCCTATGCCTTGCAACATATTTTCTTAACGCGTCTACTTCTTTATTATTTTTATTGTTGCCATCTGTTTTTAAAAACAATTTAGCAATTTCAACATTATTAAAAGTAGGGTTTTCTTGTAGTAAAGATATTAATTCAATATCGTAGGTTTTCCATTTCATAACTTATTTGTTTAAAAGTTTTAACAAATATATAAAAAAGTTTTGTATAAACAAATATTTGTATTATATTTGCGTATTCATAATTTGTTTTGATTAATAGTTAAGAAAAAACCCTTGCAGTATTTGTAAGGGTTTTTTTGATTAAATATTTTTATATTCTTGCTTGGCTTCAAAACTTGGGCAAGCTTTTTTAACTCCTAAAAAATCTTTATGTCCTTGTACTATTGCGTTTGGAAATTGTTTTTTAGCTTGTTTAATTAGATACAATAAACTTTCTTTTTGTTTTTGTGTTCTCGTATCTTTTGGCTTTCCTTTTTCATCTATGCCACCAATATAACTAAAATGTATTGAATTAGAATTAAAACCTTTAACACCGTTTGTAATTTGTTCATAGTTTGCTAATTCGTGTATAATACCGTTTGCATCAATTAACCTATGATAACCTACAGATTTCCATTTTAAAACATCTTTCCAATAGTTTAAAATTGCTTGTTTTGTAGCGTTTGGCTGTGAAGCTGTGCAATGTATAACAATATAATCAATTTTTCTCATTGTTTTTATTCTTATATGTTTCTATTGTTTTTAATACGGTATAAAATATAGAAGCAATTAATAAAATTATCTTTAATGTGTTTTCTATGTTAGAGAAACTTAACAGCATACTAATACTATTAAAAAAATATAGTTTTAAATCGTTATGCGACATTTTTACTTTTCATTAATCGTTCTACAATATTTGTAACTCCCTCTATTGTTATATAAGAAGTTGCAATAATTACCCAATCAGTAGAAGTTATAGACTTACTAAATAAACCAATAGAAGCTATTACAAATACAGTTAATTTTCTACTAACCCATTTATTTAAAAACAAGTCTATTTTTTCTTTATTACTCATTTACTTATTTATTAAAAAGGTATAGCTAACCAGCCACTTGAAGTATATACGTGTATTTTTTCGTTATCAGTATTAAATATCATTAAACCGACTGCAGGACTTGTTACAGCATACATTTCAGAATTTGTCATTCGAGGCAATAAAAATCCTTGAGAATTAGAAAATACTTCTAATATAGCTGATGGTTCAGGTGTACCTGTACCTACTGCAACAGTTACCCCATCATCATAAACTAAACTTTGTGCTATTTCAGAAGTTGTTGAAAATTTAGATAATTTATTTACTGTACCTGTTCCTGTAATTGGGTTTGTTATTAAATCTTGTTTTGTAGCTAAAGCATCAAAAACAGCGTTTTGACTTGGTGCTACAGTAGTAACTCCATTAACAATAGCATCGGTTACCTTTGCATTAATAGCTGTATTTTGTGCAGTACTTACTGGTTTATTAACATCAGAAGTATTATCTACGTTTGATAAACCTACGTCTGATTTTGTTAAATCTATATTACCAGAACCTAACAAAGATTGTCCCTCTATTGTTTTTATATTTGTACCTGAAACAAGAGTAGCCTGTTTATTAGTATATAAATCTGAAAAATTATCTTTTGCTTTTATAAAAGCACCTCTTAAGGTATCCCCTGTGCCATCGTTTGCAGTTGTACCTACATTTATTATTTGTTCAGCCATTGGTATATTTTATCTGTTGTTAATTTAATTATATCTATTGTGTATTTTATATTATCTACCGTTAAGGTTAGGATTTTTTTTTTAAATCAGTTTCTTCACTATGGCTAAATTCATAAATTTTGCCCCAATCGTTATCATTATTAAAAGCACCCTGTCCAAAACCTATACCGTTATCGTTTGCTGCTTGCCCCCAACCTATACTATTTGCCATTATTAGATTTTAAGATTTCTACTTTTTTTAATTGCTCAACTTTAGCTAAATATAAATTTAACTTTTTAAAGTTTTTAATCTTTACGTTATTATATGTACCAGCCACCATAAAAATTATTCGTATCAGGGTTTACATCCTCGTTATTATTATTGTTATATTCAGGATATGTATTTGTATTATAACACATAAAATCAATAAAACGCTGTGTATAACTTTCTGCTATATCCCTTTCTTTTTCTACTAAAAAATCTACTTCTGCTTTATCTACATTAGTTGAATTTTCAGAGTTATGTTTAAACAATCCTTTATTACTTAATGTATATGCTGCAAATGGTAAATAATAAACCATTGCCCAATGGATAAGCATAGGTTTAACATAGGTAGTTAAAAGGTTTTTATAATCTACAAATGCAACTTCATTAATATCATCGTTTAAAATCAATTCCTGTAACTTTTGGTAAAGTTTAGAACCTAAATAATTTTGAATAGTAATATCTTGACTGATTTTTATATATTCGATAAAATCATCAGCATCTAAATTACCATTTGTAATTGTAAATTTCTTTACATCTTCTGTACTTATTAATAATGCGTAAGCCATATCTTAATTTGTTTTAGGTAAAAATCCCTTGTTTGGCATATCTATTGGTCTTTGTGAAACTAAATCAGGATTTTTTATAACATAACCATACTGTTCTGCTTTTTTACCTGCTATTTGTTTTGCCTTTGGAGAATTTACATCAATATTTACATTTTCAAAACTTGCATAAACTTGCTTATTCCAACGATGATGGCAGGCACCTCCGCCTTTATAAAACCATACATTTACAAAAGGCGAACCATTAGCACCAAAACCTTTTTGTTCTCCCTCGTTATTAATTCTAACCTCGTTTACTATTTTGCTTGACATAGCTACAATATCCTCTTTGCGATATATTTTTTTAGCTTCTATCATTTTTTTGCAAAATAATCTACTCTTTGAAGAAGTTTCTCCTGCATATACATATCTTGTAATAAATCTTATACCATCTATATTTTCATCTTGTTCACTTTTTGCGTTACCTCTTGCAGTTCCTGTATTAACAAAATTGTAAACTTTGCTTAATAAACTTTGTTTTGGCTCTTTAGATAATAATTCATTTTCTGCATCATCACTATCATAATCTACTTCGCTTTCATCAATTAAAAGCCATTTATCGTTTGCTGTTTCACCTAATTGAATTAAAGCATTTGCTACTTCATTATCAGAATTATCTTCGCTTAAACAACAAGTATGTGCTGATAATTTCGTACCTGTTTCTTCTGCTACTTGGTCTGAATTTTGTGCATTTGTTAAATCTGTAAACTCTAAAGGTTGTATTGTTTTAAAGTATAATTTTAACTTAATATTATTAACAGCCAAAATAATATCTAAAGCATCAATAATTTCTAATTGATAAGGTTTAATAACTAAATTATCATATAATAAAGTTGCTGTTTTAATTTCATCTGCGTTGTTACTAAAACCACCACCAGCATCACGAATACCTAAAAGCATTGGTGAAGTAACTCTATGTCCTACAACTAATTTTTCAAAACATTCTTTACTTAAATATTCGTAATGTGCAGGTGCATCATTTAAAGGGATATCATCTACAGTAGTTTTGTTATCTACCGAGCTGTTAAAACCTACAATTACTTTTTCACCCCTTGCACCTGTTAATTTACGTTTAACCTCGTTTGCAATTTCTTCACGTTTTTCTTCTGGTGGCACACCGTTATTAAAGTTTATAACTTTAGTACCACTAAAACCATTCATTACATCGTTAATCAAATAGTCAGATATTTCTTCTTCTAACTTTGCATAAGGTAAAGCACCTGAATAATCAATAGGAGTATAATAATGATAACCACTAATATAAGGTTTGATAACGTAAATTTCAACTTCTTTACCATCACCAAAACCAAAAGCAGGAATACGTTTTATTTCTTCACTTGGTTTTTTATTTGCCCAATCAGGATGATAATACCAAGCTACAATTTCGCCTTTATCATTACATTTTTCAGCTCGTAAAGTATGCATTGGGAAGTGGTCTACAAATTTAACCTCTCCTTTTTCATAACCAACTTGCATTGCAGCCATTCCTAATAACTTTCTTTCTAAACCAATTTTCTTTAAACAATTTGGTTTAATAATAGAAATCATTTTAGCGTACTCATCAGGTTTTTTATTAGCATCTAATGCTGATATACCTTTTCCGTAAATCATATTAGAAACACCTGTTATAATAGCGTTATTTGTAGTACTATATAAATACCTTTCAATTAAAAAATTAAAGTAATTATTATCTGCACCGTACTCTACAAATTCACCCTTTTTACTTTCGTTTATTTGTGGTGAAGTATATGCACTTAAATTTAAAATGTGAAACATATTATTCAAATATTTTGTATTCGTTACTTGTTGTATGTTGAGTATATTGGTCTTTGTTAATTGTGTAATTTGCAATTACTTGATTTGTACAAAAAACCTTATCCCTATAAACTATATCCGTTCCATTTAAAATAGTAAGTGTATAGTATTTATTTTCTTTAATTGGGAATATTACAGAAGTTGCTACGTAATACCTATCTATTGAAAACGTGCAATTAATTTCTGTTTCTATATTCGTTTCTTCATCTCGCAATACAATAGCATCAGCATTACTACCATAAATAATGGCGTTTAATGTTTGTGCTGTTTCTTGTTCTCTTAAGATTATCATATTGTTTTATTTAAAAACACAAAAGTTGCATTTTTGTTAAAGCAAAAAAAAAGCGTATAAATTAATATACGCTTTTCATAGTGTTCAATAATATTTCTTAAGAACCAACTACAACTGTAAAACCAGCAGCAGTTAAAGTATCTCCAATAAAATTAGCAGGTACTTTTTCTTGTCCTGTTAAAGTTAAAGTATAACCTGATAAATCTCCCATAGCACCACCTGTAACAATAGTACCACCTGTAACATCCATACCGTGTTGTAAACCTGCGTAAAAGAAATTACCGTTGTTATCTTCTATAATAACTTGTGGGCGACCATAAGCCATTAATTTTAATTCTTTGTTATCCTTAACTGTTAATTTCTTAAAAGTTAATTCTAAAACCTGCTCAAAAAACGTTGTTCCGTTTTCTCTTGAGCTGTTAATATTTTGAGTAAAGGTACTTGCACCTTTCAACTCATATTTATAAGCACTTGGAGTACCTGCTACAGCGTCTATAACGTCTGTATTTGTAACATCGTATGTGTAACCTGTTGCATCTCCGTAATTAACGAAGTAAACATTTTTTAAACCACCTACGCTATCTTTGCATACTTCCAATCTACCTAAACTTAAATCACAAGCCATAGTATATATATTTTAAAAGTTAAAAAAAAAGGTGGCGTTTATTGCACCACCTTTAATTAGTTATTTGTTATTAATTATGCTGGAGTGTAAAGTACTATTTCAGAACCGATACCGTATTGAACAGCAGCAGTAAATCTCATAACAACTCTTACATTTTGTGAACCATCGATATCTGCCATATCAATTAATTTAACTTCGTTTTGGTCTGATAATAAACCTGTACCAAAATATAAGTTAGATTTTTGAGCAGCCATCATATAGTTAGCAGCTAAACCATTAGCAACAAAGATTTTAACACCATCAAAAGATAATGAACCGTTGTTAAACCATTGTGTACCCATTGCGTTAGTACCGTTTGCACCTAAACCAGAAGCAGCAAAACCACCTAAAGCTCTAACGTATGCTCTTGCAACGTTTTGAGAAACGTAAATATGTAAATCTTCTTTACCGTATAATGCAGCAGGGATAGCATCAACTACTTTACCCAATTCAGCAATAACGTTAGAAGCTGTTACAGTAGTACCTACTACATCAACTACATTAGAGTCTGCAGTAGCTAAAGTTACTAAACCGTTGTATTCTCCTGCATTAGCAGTAGCACCTCTCCAAATGTTAGTTTCGTTTTTCTCTGCTACTTTAGCTGCTACGTGAGCAATTAAATAATCAGCAAAAGATTTAGGTAATGTTTCGAAAGCAGACATTCCCATTTCGATAGATTGCCAAGTACTTGCGAAATCTTTTTTACATAATTCTAAATTTACCTGAAATTCCTCAGGAGTAATAACTCTTTCAGTTAAAGTAACTGTAGAAGTTGCATCAAAAGCACAAGTAGCATCTTTAACGATAGCATCAGTAGCTAAACGTTGGATAACTGATTTGTACTTTACGTTTGGCATTACTTCAATTCCACCATTTTCAATAGTAGAAGCTGATAATAATGCAGCTGAAATGTATTTTTTTGAAAATTCACCAGCATAAGTTGTTGTAATACTTGTTGTAGTAGCCATTTTTTTTAATTAATTATTAGTTTGCTATTTTATTCATTACTCTGTCGAATGTAGTCATTTCTCTGTTTTGTGAGAATAACACTTTTTCAACGTTTGGTTTTGCATCAGGGTTATGTGTTAAAGGTTGAGCAGATAATTCTACTACTTCTTTTACCTCAACATTTTTCATAGATGCTAATTCCGTTTTTAAACTTTCGATTTCTGACTTTAAAGCATCAACATCTTCTTGTGAAAAATGCGACTCTCTAACAGTAGACTCGATTACCTTTTTAGCTGTTGCTGGTGTTGGTTCCGCTGCTTGTTCTACTTCTACTTCAACTTCAGGTGTTTCCACTTCTTCAGTTGCAGCTTCTTTAATTTCAGCAATTTCTCCTTCAACTGCAACTACTAAAATCATTCCGTTATCAAGAATATACTCACCTACAGGCAAGGCTACTCTATCTTCACCATTAACAATAAACACCGCTTGTCCTGCTTCAAAGATTTCCGCTTCAATAACAGTACCGTTGTCTAATGTCATTTGCTCAAGTTTGATTTCCATACCAAGCAATTTTTTGATTTCTGTAATTACGTTTGACATATTTATTAAATTTATTTAAAAACAATAGTTTTTAATTGTTGTTGTATTTTTAAAAATTATTTATATATTTGTTGAAACTTAAAACAAAATAATTATGGAAGAAAAAGAAAAACAAGCACTTAATGAAACAGCTTTAGAATTTGCTAAAGATTTTGCTGATTTATTTGAAATATCTAATATTGGTTCAATGTATTTTGGATTTAAACACGGTGCTAATTGGCAAAAAGAAAAACAAAAAGATTTAATAATTAATTTTGCACAATGGTTTAACGATTTTCATTCAGGTGAAGAATATAAATATAAAGATGGATATATTGAAGAATTATTAGAAACTTATAAAAAAAGAAAAGGGTACTAATAAAGTACCCTTAAAAATTATATATTTATTTATTAAAACATAGAATACATTTGACTTATTTTAGATAAATAAGTTTGATTTTCTTTTATTAATAAATCTACTGATTTAATTCTATTCAATGTTGCGGTTGGTAAATCAATACCTAAATCTTTAGCTTTAGAAATCAAATCTTCTGAAATCTTTTTAGCATTTTGTAATATTTGAATATTTTGTTTGTAACTAGCTTCTGCTTTAGATAAATTATCAATTAAAGATTTTCCAATAGTTTCATTGTCATCATTACCTTTATTAAATAATTTATCAAAATCATCAGTTAAAGCTAATTCAATTTTGTGCGTTCCTAATTCTGTTTTAGTAAATAATTTTCCAAATACGTTTTTTTCTTGTGGTGTCATTTTTATCCGTTTATTCTTGTTATTACTCTTGTTCCGTTGTTTTCTGTAACGGTTACACTATCTACCCCTGTAGTTGCACCTATTCCCTGATTTTGTAAGTCACCATTGCAACATTCTTTACTATAAGTGTTATCATCACATAGACAACCTTTTTTACCATTTACTGGACTTGTTTTACTTTTTGTTTTCGTACTCATTTATTAAAGATTTAATTTGTTCAACAATACTTTCGTTTTTACTTAACTGCTTTTTTTCTTCTAATTTATCTGCAAAATATCCCTCAAGGCTAAACCCTTTTACTTTACCTGTTTTAACATAATCATTCCAAATAGCATCATCTTCTACTTTAACCGAAGCCATCCAAGTACCTACAGGCACACTTAAATTATAAATAGCTGATTTATCTTTTTCAGTATTTTCAACAATCCAACTTTCAACTACGGTTAAACCTTTAATTTCTTTTCCGTGTTCTAAAGTCCAATTATTCTGATTACCATTTTTAAAAAATAATTGACTTGCTTTGTTTACAGTATCTTTTGAAAAATAAATATAATATTCATCTTCACCATTACGTCTATAAATTGGCTTTTCAGGAATTAAAACCGCACCCATTAAAATACGCTTTTCAGTATCTACTTGTGCTAATTTAATTTCTTCTGATTTTAACGCTACAAAATTTGACTTGATAGCTGGAGTAGCCACTACGCTAATAGCATCAACACCACTTAACTCGTCTTTATCGTCTATTATTAATTCTATAAGGTTCAT